GTCGCATAATCTGGCAAAATACTATCGCCGTGACGCGGGGTTTTCCGCACTTAGACCGCAGGGCAAGTTAACGCCGGACGGATCAAGCGTTGCGTCATGGCTAAAACGCAATGGCTACAATATAAGCTCGCCGCTCGTAATTAACCGGCTAGTCAGCGGCTGGGAATGGGAGCGGGCTATTAGTACGCCGCCTATGAATAAACCAAAGGAAGCAAAATGATCTGCCGTACACTAGAAGAACTTATTGAGATTCCGCGTTGTCTTGGCAAAGCCTACATGGCAGGCTATCAGGATTCTTTCGATGGCAAGGCAGAGGCCAGCCAAGCGAGTCGCCATTAGCAAGAGGCCTACCGGCTGGGCAAGTCACACTGCGAAGCCGAGATGCGAGCCGAGCGTGAGAGGATAGGGTAAGCGCAATTCGCAGGGCTACTGCTCCGACAGCCAGCCCTGCAAGCCCACTAATTTTTGCGTATTTAGATCGCACTGTTCAATGAGTCCAATCGTTCCCATTCCGTCAGGAAGTCTGTCACTTTGGGCGACTGCATCAGGTGTGCTGGTGGAGTTAGCTTTGGGCAGACTGGAGGCACTACGGGCTTGTGCGCGCAGGCGAGCAGCGGCATAGCGAGCAGACAGGTCAGCAACGGCTTTTTGATTTTCACGGGTTAATTCCTCGTTGCGCTTAGCATTGGCGGCAATCTTGGCCTGAGCGTCAGCATGGGCTTTTAGCAGTGCGTTTTGCTCAGCAATCACCATGCGGTCAATCTTGCCCTGATAGCGCTGGGTAGTGCAGGAAACGGCAACACTAGCCGCTAGGATAGCTGGCAGGGCGTATTTACCGATAGTCCACGCAAGGGATGCGGGAATCATTTGTTAGCAGCCTTGCCGTAGTTGGCAGATAGTCGCTGAATCAAAGACTCAAAGCCTTTTGGCATCCACTTGGGCAGTCCAAACACTGCGACGATGTGGGAGAGAACCCATGCGCCAAGTCCAATGTATTCTGCGATTTCAATAGGGCTCATTTATGCACCTCTGCTTCTTTGACTTCGATCTGGTGGATCTTAGTGTCATGGCCATCAACGCGAGTGATAAGCCAGCCAATAAACGAACTCATGACAACTAAGGCAAAGGGGAGTAGATATTTTGCGGCCGACATGTAAGCCTCGCCACGATGGGCGACATCCTCACGGGACTTAGATTCAACTTCCAAGATTTTCACGCGGTCTGCAAGTGCGTCGTGTTTTTCAGTGAGGCGGATCAGCGAAGTTAGCGCCTGACCAACGCCGTCTAATTTGTCAGACAGCTTATCAATGCTGGATTCAATCCTGCTTTGGCCTTGCTGTAAGTGCTGAATCTCGACTGCCATTGATTCCACGTTGCGCTCCGGCGGCATTGATGAACCCCTATCTTGCAGAATCTGTGCCGTTATTTTAAGTAAACGGCTCGTGTTTAATGTTGGTTTAGTGTATCACGATGCGTAGAGCTTGGCCTCAGCTTCACGACGGCGCGTTAGGCCTGCCAGTCGCTGCTTCTCGCCAGCCTCATCAATTAAGCCGTCGCCATCGTCGTCTTTGCCGTTTCGAGTGCCGTCGGCCTTGTCCCACTTCGGGAACTGCTTGGCAGCGCCAAGATAGTCGCCAGCATTGTGCATTTTCAGTAATGTAGATGCAGCGAGAGCGCCAAGACCGAGATTGAAAGCAAAGCTAACGAGCGCATCGAATTGCCCCTGAGTTGTTTTCGGTGCTGACTTGGCGACACCGGACTCGAATCGCGCCAGATCCTGGCGCAACAGTTTCTCTGCCGTTTCCTGCGTGATGACCATGCCTGGTCGCACGTCCTTGCCCGTGTGACCGTAGCCAATCGTGGCCACGCCAGCCGAGCAGTGATAGGTCTGGAGCTTGCAGCCTTCAGAAGACTTGATTAATTCGATACCGCGATCTGATGTTTTCATAGCAATACCCCTGCTAATAGCAATACAGCGCCGATTATCGCCAGCAACGGCAACGACGCCTCATGCTTAGCTAGCTTCGATTCGTAGTAGTCGGCGTGCTTCATTTTCATCAATCCCCAGTCCGTATCCAGTAGCCAATGCTACCGCAGCGCGGCGTGGAAAGTCAGGGTCAGGATGACCTTTCATCTGAATCCGATAAGCGAATACTTCCGACCACTTGCGATATGGCTTGACGATGCCGTAGATAGCGTTTTGGGCGAACAGGCCAAACAGACTCATGCCAATGGTCAATTGCAGCGGCAGCAGCAAGCCAAGGCCGACGAATAACGCAAGCCATGCCCACCACTGGTAGACATGGAAAGCCTCGTGAGCCAATAGGCGATCATCACCATTGGCATCTTCAAGCATCGTGATGATCGGGCCGTGCGTAATCGCCGCCATGTTGCGGGGGATGGTCTTAGCGTACTTCACGAAATAGAGCTTCATCCGAAAATCCTCATGGGCTGAGCGGGGGTCACCTCAAACTCTGACCACTCATCAACTGGCGCAGACGTGTTGACCAAGTACCCAACGTAGGTTGGCTCGTAGTCCTCTGGGCGGGGGTCTTCCTCCGTCCACTCCGGCTCCGGCTCGTAGTAATCGCCGATAACAGATACGTTGATTCCCTCCCGCACCGATTCGGCGGGGAGGCTCATGTTGGAAGGGAAGCGGTAAAAGGTGGTCATGTCGATAGCTCCTTGAGTTCTGCGTCGGTCTTATCAATCGGGAAGTAAGTCGCTTTGCGAATCCAGCCGTTGAAGAATGATGCACCCGTACCTGTTGCCCCGATAGTAAAGCGATTAGGTGCTGGGAGCGAGCCCGAAACATCGACTACTGCATCCGCACCGTTTACCGACACGCCGAAGTTATTAGGCTTCAAGCGCATGGCCACTTTATTAACCGCGCCGACGTTAAGGTCAGCAAGCGTTGGGTTTGACTGCACTACGCCGCTATTGATAACTGCGCCGATGGCGTCATTGGCAATGCTTGTCCAAGTGATTGCGTCAGCCGAGCGCAGGATCACGCCGCCATCGCCTGCTGCATACCATTGCTGGTCGCGGGTGGAGTACGTGACGGAACGAAGCGAGGAGGTCACACCGCTGGTGCGTGCAGTCCAAGCCGTTGTCTGTGGGTTTGGTGTTGTGGCAATGGCTCCTGTATTGGATACTGCAACAAAAATACCATTACTAAAAGCGAGTGCGCGACAATTAAACCCTGATGGTAAGCTGCTGCCTTGAGTCCAAGCTATGCCATTTGTGCTATACATAACAGAATTTGAACTATTACACATAACATAAAGAGAATTGCCAAACGCTGGCTCGGCAACAAACGAGGTATTTGCTAGTGGGTTTGTTGTTGATTGATTCCAAGTAATGCCATCTGACGAGTATGGAATTGTTAGCCCACCATTCGGTGATGCTACAAATTTATCAACTAAGAATGAGACAGCCAGTATATCTACTGTAACCCCACTCACCCGCCGCTGATACTCAAACGTCGTCGGATTCACCGTGGCGATTAAGCCTGAGCCGTTGGCGGCGTTGCCGACGATGACGTATGTGCCAGCCCCGAAAGCTGCGCCGTTGATCTGTGTGCCGTTGCCGGTGCGGCTGGTGAAGGTTGTGCCGTCTTCAGATGTCGTGATTGCGCCAGATGTTCCGCAAATCAGCAGGCGAGAGCCGTTGGTGGCGATGCCGTTAAGTGTCGCTGTGACGTTAGCTGTGCGAGCAGTCCAAGTTACGTTTGCAGCGATGTTTGCAGCAGTGTTTTCACCGATGACTTGAGCGTTGCCGACATAGTAGAACTTGCCGCTGAAGAAGTTGACTTCTTGAATAGCTTGGGTAGTACCACTATTGGCTGTCCGATCTGTCCAAGTCGTGCCATCTGGCGAAGTAATAACCGTACCGTCGTTGCCCACAGCAACCCACAGACCGTCAGCGAAGTGAACGCCGTTTAGCTGTTGAGTGGTGTTACTTGTGCGAGCCGTCCATGTTGTTCCGTCTGGTGAGCTTTGAACACTGCCACCACTGCCAACAGCCACATAAAGGTTAGTGCCGTTATATGCAACGTCAAACAAACTGGCATTGGCGGTTGTACGAGCAGTCCAAGTTACACCATCTGGTGAGGTGCGAATTGAAGTGGTTGTGCTGCTAAGGGCAGATACATATAAGTTAGTACCATTATAGGTAATACCGTTAATAGCATTAGTAGTCCCACTCGTCTGCACCGTCCAAGTCTCAGCGTCCGGCGATGTGTAAATAACACCGCCATTACCCACAGCAACATACTGGTTTGTGCCGTTGCTCGTGACTTCGTTGAGTTGCTGCGTCAATCCTGGAATGTTGATGCGACGCAGTGCAAGGCCATCAGGACTAACGATCACGCTGCCAACAGTAGCGCCGTTGATGGTGGAGGTACTGCCAGCAATAACAAAGCGACCAATGCCAAAGTGAGCGCCACCGAAAGTGCCGCCAATGGTGCGAGCGTTGTATGTCAGGCCAGAGTCAGCCGAGCTACGGAAGTTTTCTGCACCGCCTACCGTTAAGAACTGACCAACAGCAGAGGATGCAGCGCCTAGCTTAACCACGCCAGATTGGTCAGGGGTTTCTGTATAGTCAACTCCGTTCGAGCGCAAAGTGTTGCCAGTAGCAGCATTAACCGCCATAACATCCGTAACACCATCCGTTGCCATCTTGCGAATAGACGACAGAGTACCCGACTGTTTCTGAGCAATACGGATGGCATTATTTACAGTGCCATCGTTCAACGAGCCTGCAACAGCGCCGACAGCCGAGGCGATAGGCGTTAGCTCCATCACAAGCGTACCCTGAGCCGAGTTGTAGAACTGGCTAAAGTTAGTGCCGCCGATAGAAAGCAAGTCGGCTGCTCGGGTGACGGAGACGGTGGTGGTGGGGATGTAGGAGGATGACTCCGGCGGAAGCGCGGCCAGTGATGCTGCTGAAATTAACTGCGGGAATGCCAGCAAAATATCGACTGTATTGGAGTTAGCTATAGCCTGCCCGCCAGCAATCCTCAACTGAAATGTTCGCGTTGTGTTTGCGGCAAGGTTCTGCAAGACAACAGAAACTCTCTGCCACTGCGGCGTTACAGTGATTGTCGTATAGTTCTCATTATTGAAGCCGAGCTGCATTACATACGAACTGGAATCAAAAGACCTGATGTATACAGCGCCAACATAAGCCAAACCGGTAACGCTCGCTGTATTAAATCGGAAGATGCTCTGGTCTCCTGTCGTTGCGCCGCCATTAAGCGAAAAAACGGACCGATAAGCCGTATTTGAGCCTGCCGGTGTAATACCTGAATTGGCGACTTTTGTAGGTGCAACGCCAGTTCCAGCCGCAAGCAAAACGGATTCCGAAATTGTCTCTGATCCTG